CACCACCTTACTTGCCCCATTGTTTGCATAGGTTCTGCACCTTCCATCTCAACAAGTGTTGTAGATGAAATAAGTGTTTCATCAAAAATCAAGAATTCACATTCGTGTTCCCTTCTAAATCTTTCTTCTCCTATTCTGGATTTTTCTGTTTCTGCCCAAGTTTCATCTCTATCTGGATGTTCTGACCAATGTGCCTTCATGGCATAGAAACCATTTGTACCTACTACATTGTCATTTCCGTAATCATCAAATCTTTTATTTGCTTCTTTCCAGATCAATGCAAATTGGTCTTCGTCACTGTTAGGCGTTGATGTAATTAAACATTTACCCCCTGTACTCAATGTTGGTGACAGTGATGTCCAAAATTCTTTTGCTTTGTCAGGTGGTTGTACGAATGCAAACTCATCACAGTATATCATTGTTAAGGACATACCCCGTCCTGTATTTTCAGTTGTTGTAGTTGCCATTATTTTTGAACCGTTATCAAATTCAATTGAGTTTCTATTGTATTGATTTACACCTGCTTTGATCCAACCCGGTAGCATCTCATAAGCATAACGCACTCTTGACATGATGTCTGATGCACCTGCGTATTTGTGTGCGGCAATTAGTATCTGTGAATCTGGATGAAACATAGCATACCAAATTAGATAACCCGACGCACAGGTTGTTTTTCCTGTCTGCCTAGGTAACATTGATATACTAAATCTATGAGAGTTATATGCCTCAATCAATCTTTCTTGATAGGCAAAAGGTTTAAAAGGCATTTCTCCTTTGGTCGGGTGTTGTATCTTCATAAATTTTTTCATGAAATACAAAGGACCAGATTTCTTATCCATACACTTCTCTAATTCTAAGACTTGATCTTTAGTGTATTTGTGTTTTTTATTAGCCTTTTTAATTTGCTCACTGTCTAATGATACGTACGCCATATATTGTATTTACTGTATTTTTCCTAGTGGTATTTTATTATATCTCGATCTATTATTTGCAATTATGTTATTCATCCAATAATTATAACCTAATTTTGTGCTTCTTCTTTTTTTATCTATTGCTTGATCTAAAAATAAATCTTCTTGGTACTGATTTTTCCAAGCATCATAAAATTTTTTCTCTCTCAACAATACACCAAGCCTATGTGTATTTTCTATATTTGAAACATTTAATTTTGGAATCTCAATATTAATATTTAAATTTTCTTTTATTGCAATTTCTATTTTTGGTAAAGTGTAAAATAATATTTCTTGGCAACTAAATCTTTCGTTAATCAGTCTCCATAACAATGTAATATACCTTGCAATATAAATTCCACTATGCTGAAATTTTCTGTTCCGCAAGTTCGAATGACTGAACTTCCAATCTACTTGTAGTTCGTTATAAATTTCTAATAATTCTTTATCTGTTAGATATCTATGTTGTTTGATTCCGTCACGAACAACACCTAAATCAAATTTATATTCATAATCTTGTATTACAGCAGACAACCATCTTTCCCATGGATCTCTCCATATACACCAAAGTTTGTTTATATTATTGTTTTTATCGTTATCTAAAAATTCTTGATTAGTATTATAATAAGTTGTAGAAAGATTATTAAAAACAGGATATAGGCTGGATGTTGCAACTTTAGGAATACCTATCCACATAGTATTATTCACTAGTGCAAACGAATTTACAGCCATAAGTTTGTTTAAACTCATATGCTTATTTAAAAGAAATTAAAGTGAAATTATTTTGCTTCTTTATCTTTAATGGCTTTTTTCATTGGTTCTGATTTATCGCCATCTTTGTCCATATCAAGATAGTCTGGTTTTGCTTTTGCTTCCGCAACTGCTTCTGCATAGTTGCTTTTGAATTCTTCATAAGCATTTCTTAATTGGTTAGATAAATCTTCTTCTGAAATAGTGTCTTCCACTGCCAATGGATTGTCGCCTGGATATTCTTTTCTTACTTGTTGTTTTTGCTTGTTCAATCCACCTGATATTTTGTTAAGCATATAGTCTGTGTCTTGATGTTTAATTTCTGGACTATTTGCCATGGCCTCATCTGCAGGCTCTTCTTGAGATTTTTGAACTAGATCTCTCATCTTGTCCATTCCCATTTCTTTATCGTGACTGTGTTCTTGGTCGCCACCTGGATGTGAATGAGTCATACCATCGTGATCGTGTGGTTCATCAGCACCCATCATATCTGGTGTAACTTGTTGAACACCTGCAAGTTTTAAAATTTGCATCATGATTCCTGCTTCTTCTGGAGAATCAGTTGATATTTGAATTGCTTCGTTAACTTGTTTTTTGTCTTCTGTTTTCATTACTTGTGTATTTACCTCAAAATCGCTATCTCTTAAAGTATGCTCTTCGTCTCCAACTTTAAACTTGTCACCTTTTTTCATGCCTGCCGCTTTGGCTTTTTGTACTGCCTGTGCAAAAGCATTACCTTCATCTGCTGGTTGTTCTGCATCCATTGCCGGTTCCATGTCTGGTCTTCTTGCACCGTTGTCTTGAAAATCATTTCTAACCATGTCCATTGCTGTTTCAATTTCGTATGATCTTGGGAAAGGTACTTTTTTTGCATCTGCCGCCATTTTTTGTAAAACTTCTGCTTTCGGCATATCTAAATCTCCATCGTCGTTTAGATAGTTGCCAAGTTCTTCTTGAGCACCAATGTGTATGTCACTCATTCCGCCTTCGTTTGCTTCGCCTTCAATTTTTGCTGGAGTGTCTGCTGTAGACGGTGTGTAAGTTTTGTGATCGTCTGTACCTTTTTTAGCAGTCGCATCTTGATGTTTTTGATTTTTAGCATCTCTGTACATCTTTGCATACTTAACGTGTTGGTCACCTTTAAGGTTGTATATGTCAACACCTTTAGATGCTAAAAAATCTTTATAACTGCCAACTTTAAATTCGTTAATTTTATCTGTAACTTCTTCTGAAACTTCTTGATCGTTTTGTGCTATACTTTTGTCGCTTTGAACAGCATTTTCGTCAACTTCTTTTGGATTCATTGCTTCAGTGCTTTCAATTGCTTTTGCTACTTCTGGACTTTTACTTGCAATTTCTTCTAACTTTTTTATAACGTCAATCATTTCCATAATATTATTTCTTTCTTGTTAAAGGTGAATCGCTAGGAGCGTCCTCTTTGCTTTGTGTGTCTTGGGTTTTACTATCAGATCCCTTTTCGATTTGATATCTTTCTTCTTTACCTTTAAGTAATTCTTTCAGTAAACTCATGTTTGCCTTATCACCAAACATATCTTCTGCTTTGACATCTGTTGCTGATCCCATTTCGACTGTTTGTAACATATTTTTATATTCGGATTTAGCATTCATTTGTGCTTGATATTCTTCTTCAGGTGCGTTAGGATGTTTAACCATTATCATTGCAGGAGACATTCTCATATAATCTGCTAGATATTCTTTAATTTCTCTTGGAGAAGCAGGATAACTTGTTGTTAGATCAAAAATGTGTACCTCGTGATTTTTTAACATTGGAAAATCTAAAGGATGTTCTTGTATTGGTGTTTTTTTACCTGCTGATAAATTTGATACTTCGTATTTTGCTAAAGCCTGCTCCATACGTGTTCCAAAATCATCTGAAATTTCACCTGCTACTTTAATTCTGTAGTCATATTGCTTCGTAGATTCTGTTAGATATTGTGCGAATGTGCTCATAATGTAATATTTAGTCTTTTTTCATCAGTTTCTTCATTAATTCGTTACGATCAGATATGATCATACCCTCCGATTCTACAGGTTCTGGGCCTGTATCACCGTCTTTATCCAGTTTTGCTTTCTTCAGTTGTAGTTCAACCATTTTTAACTTCTTATCTATTTTACTGGACTTGGCATCAATAGCATTACGTAACATTGTACTTGCAACTTCAAATATCCTACCGGAATAACGTGAGTCAACATTCATTCCTAAATCCATTAAATTTTTATATGAATCTTCGGCCTCGCCTGCTAGTTTGTCTAATTCTAGATCAGACAATTCTCCCAATCCTTTGACTGCAGGAAGTGACGCAGAAATCTTATCAAACTCTTTATAAGTTTTTTCAAGTGCTGTTGCAGTTTGAGGATCAACATTTTTAGGTGCAGAAGTGCCATTATTCTTTGCTTCTTTTACTTTTTCTTTTTCGTCTACCTTAGCAAATGCTTCTTTTACATTTGGTAAATTAAGTATATCTTCTAATTTCTTTGTCATCGTTTTATTTACGTGTACCGTTATGGAATAATTGTTCTTCTGAAACTACCCTAAACATAACTTTATTTTGTTTTGCATAGGCATTGGCGGCTTCCCACTTTGCAGTATTGACAACAACTTGCATCTGTTTTCCTCTACTTTTACCTGCTTTCTGCATTGAAGACTGTGCCGCTGGTTTTACTTCAATAATTTCTGCGTGTTTCTTGCCATTCTTATCCATGTACACAATGAAAAAATCTGGAACATAGATAGTGTACTTTCCTGTAATAGGATGTCTATAAGGAATCTTAATTGATTCACTTGCCCATTTTGCCACGTTAGGATGTTCATCACATAATCTCATAAATGCGTGTTCCCACCCACTTCTGTAAGTTGGAGTTTTAATTCCTATATATTTTTCTGGATTTTTGAGGACATACTTTCCCCTTGCAAATCTCATAGCCATGGTTTTATCCTACTATGTTTCTAGATACAATACTTTTTGTTGTCTTTGTTTGTCTTGTTCCTAGTCTACTAGATTTATATCTAGTAGAATTTAAAATCATTTGAGTGACTTCAGATAATTCGATAGGACTTGCGTCACCTAGTTTTTCAATTACTTCTTGTGGATTCACTTCATCTATTTTTGCTTGACGTAAAATAATATATGCCAACTGTTCTGCAGAAGAACGTTCGAATCCTCTTTTTACAAAAAATGCAATAGTTGTATCATAGTCACCTACATTAAATTCAAACGGTTCGTCATTGGAATGAGTCAAGGTTCTCATTGTGTCCATTAACTTTTCGTCTTCTTTACTTGGTAAATTTGAATAAAAATCCTTTGTCATTATAAACCTTGTGTTTCCGTTGCTATTGATACATCTTGTGTATCTCTATTAATTTTTATATATCCTTCATTCACTAGTTTTGTAATATTTGAAGTTGCTTTGCTATTATAAACATTTTTAACACTATCACCTGCTGAAGCAAATTCAACATCGCTTTCTGCAACTGTCAAACCTTTTCTACTGCCAACATCCTTGTAATACATATTAGATGCAATTTGATTTTTTATATTTGGATTGTTTGACACAATGTTAAAACTTTCAGACGGTGTAAGATATGTTTGTGTATCAAGTTGAGAGTTTTGTACCACTGTGTTATCTTTATTTTTTCCGTCAATTAATCCTTTTGCCGCGGCTATTGTTGTACCTGCAAGTAAAGCCGTTGTTGCCGCATTACCTACAGAAAAATCTCCGACCGGATTAGCAATAGTGCCTGCCGAATCACCAATTTTTTTAATTTCATCTTTTACAATTCCGCCAAGTTCTTCTTTTAATTGACCTTTTGCATTTTTTATTTTTCTTGCATTATTATATGTGTTAATTCCTTTAAGGATTGTACCTAATCCTACTCTATTTCCTCTGATATCTCCTATTACTGATCCTACTCCATCAATAATACCTCCCGGTCCAAATAAAGAATTTGTCCCGCCACCCAATACACTTAATGGAGACGGAGAGTTGTCATAGTGTAAAGATGCAAAACCTGGTACTCCTCCTCCTTTAACTAAACCTGTGTTGTATAAAACAGTTTCATAAAAAACTTGCATTGTGTTTTGTAGTAACCCTTGACCATCTGCTTGATCCAATGTATCGTGTGCCCACGATCCTATCACAGGATTTATTAAACTAAAAGAGGTAAATCTTTGTTTGTGCAATACAAAAATATCAATACCTCTTAAGAAAGGTTTCTTTCTTTTTGTTGCAGTATCCATACCAAATTGTGTTGCAGTAAGTTGTGCATCATATTGCGTATCTTTATTCTGTGTTCTCATAGACGGATTTGTAGTTATAGAATCTGCAATATGATGTTCATAATATGTTTTCCAAAAAGCATTTACAGTATCGGCATTATCGTCATGGAATGTTACATTGACAGGTTCATAACCTATTCTGGTTGCAAGATACATTTTTTTATTGTATTGAATTTTTTCATCTACGTTCATATTGTATTTTGGCAAATCTATTGCCTTAACCAACATATTCAATTCTATTTTTTCATTATTAGAGAATGGTGAAGATACACCTGTTACCGTCCAATCGCAATCTATTACAACGTGATATAGATATTTGTGTTTTGGTGCTAATTTAAAATTGTCGTCAAAATATAATCTTGATGCATGACGGTAATCCTTCATTCCTGGAAGGCCGTCTGAGAATCCTTTTAAAAAATTATTGATACTTGGCATACACTTGTATTTATTGTCACAAAAAAAGCGCCTTTAAAGACGCTTTTTGTTAGATCGGGAGGTGATTATGATCTATAATTCTTAAGCAATCGTTATTGATGATGCCGCAACACAGTCTGAACCTCTAACATCAATGTTGTTTGGTCCTACTGCTGATCCCAAGTTTCTCACTCTTTGCTGTATATCAGCCGCTGTATGATTTTTATCCATGATAATATGAATAACACCTGAGTTATCGTTAACAACAAAATACATTAATGGATTTAATTCACCAATAATTTCTTCTACTGCTTCGTCGATAGCATCGTCTTCTGCTCTTAAATCTATGTTTGAGTTAGAATTGTTTTGTACAGTCAGTTTAAATCCGCTTACATTGTGACTATACAACGTACCTGCTGTTACATTTAAACCAAATATTCTAGTTTGTCCTGCCATTTTTTATACTCCTAACCTTATTGTCCACCACCAGTAGCAAGTGTACCAAGTGTTCTTGTTACAGCACTTCCAATACCAGTACCTTGTGGTGTTTGTATTGCGTTGTCGTATCTGATACTTAACGAAATAGTTGCTGGGTCTGAAGTGTTATATGCTAATGTGTTGTAATTAACTGATTCAACATATGCACCATATAACTCAAATGTTTCTAATACAGTTGGTTCTGATGCACCTTGTCCACCATCAAGAATTTCTGTTCTTGCAGTAAATTTATAATCTATACCTGATGCCGCACTTGATTGTTCAAAGAAATCAAATTGTTTCTGTACTTGTTCTCCAACAAGTTTAGATACAGCATTGTTTACATCATCTCTGATGTTCAATGTAATTGGGTTCCAAGTATGTTTACCAGCCATGTAAACTCTTGAGTTGTACACGTCTAAAGTAATTTGATCAAATGATAAATCCGGTCTTGTAACATCAACAACTTGTTTTGTTAGTTCGGATCTAGGTGTTGATACTCCAAAGTTTTCCAAAATAACTCTAAAACGATACTGTAATTTTGGCATTAACAAACCTTGTGACTGAGCACTCTGGTCGTTTGCTAAAGGTACTGTAAATTTTGATAGTGTTGATATTGACATATGTTCTCTCTCCTATTTATCTAAAAAATTAGGACCCTAATTTTCCAATTTCTCCTGTGTTTTTAATTCTTAATGGAATGTATATAAACTCAACTGATTTAACTGGCTCAATTGCTATATCAACATACAATTCATTTCTGTCTATTCTAGTTGCTGTGTTGTTAGTTTCATCACAGACTACTAAGAAATCGTAAACTGCTCTTTGACCTGCTAATTCTAGCAAGAATGATTCAATTGCTTGTTTGATTTCATTTCTAGTAATTGTATCATTTGGTTCAAAGATAAACGGTTTACCTATTCTTTCTAACTGTGTTCTTAGAAACACTGTAAGTCTAGCAACGTTTATTCTATCAAGTGCTGAAGTTGAACTTGCCGCAACTTTTGTTAAGTTACCGTAGTTCATAATTCCTGCTCCTGAGAAGAAAGTAATTGGATTAATTTTTGCTGTGTGCATTGAATCTCTCATACCTTCTGATATTGCTATTTGCTCAAACTCACCCTCTTTAGCATCAATGTATCCAACTGCTGTTGCGTTGTCTACTACACCTCTTCTTGTACCTGCTGGTGCAAACCAAGGAAATGCTAAATTGTCATTGTTCGCTAATACTCTCATCATCATGTGTGATGGTGGAACAATAATTGATTTACCTGCATTAGAAGTAGTTTTTCCTGATGGATAAAATACTCCCAAATATTCTGAACTTGAAACTAAACCGTCTTCGCCGTTGTCTGAAGCACCTGCAGAGTTTGCCGACCAGTTAGAAACTGATGTTGCAGTTCCTTCTAATCTCATCGGAGTATCTCCAACAACAAATCCTGTGAAGTTTCTGTCTGCATTTAGATTTAATAAGTTTGAAATTGCTTCTGGATATCCAGGGCAAGCCAATACGTTAAATCCTCTTTGGTCTTCTCTAATTGCTTGGTTTGTATCAATTGTAGATTTTATTTGTGCAGTTATAACTTTTCTCTGTGCTTTTCTACCAAAGCATCCAGAACCATCTGCGTTGATTGAGTTTTTAGAAACCCATCTGTCCGGATGGTAGTTTGCTACTGATTCATTATTAAATCTAATGTTTCCTAAACCAGTTGATCCACTTCCCGGATATGCCGCAGTTGTTATATAACTGTTTTTGTATTCTTTAACATTGTAACCAGAACGTCTTGTGTTCCATAACAACATTGATTTTGGATACAGTTTTGGATTTGGAGCATCTGGATCTAAGAAAGAATCACTTAAAAGATCTTTAATAGAACTTGGTGTTCCAACACCACCTGCTGATAAAGTGTCTGTTCTGTCAGCCGATGTATGGTATCTCGCATCAGCAAACACAATACCATCTTCTGTTGTTTGGTCTGTGTTATCAACTAATTCCCAAGCAGGGCCAGTTGTTGTAACTGCTACACCTGAAGTTGAATTTGTGATAGTTGCTGTTGTATTCCATCTGTAAAGTTTTGGATAGTTTTCTAAATCACTAGTATCAATCCATAAATCGTTGTCAACAAGTGCAGTGCCATCTGATTGTTTCTTAGGTTCTGTTGCACTAAATTGTGGACCATTTGGATCTGTACTTGCGTATGCTGTTTTGTAACCAACCCAAGTTGTACCATTGTGTGCCATGATGTCAGCATCTAAGTTTGTATTGTACCATAAAGTACCTGCTACTGCTTCGTTAGTAGGAGCACTCATTGATGCTGTGTATGATAATCTTTTCCAGTTAGAAGCAATAATGGCATTATCTTTCGATGAGTCTAATGCTTCACCAGTTGGTGCATCATATAAGTTGTCAACTAATACAGTTGAGTTTGCTGTAAATGATCCATAACTGTGTGCTGTTGAATTACTGAATCCTGCTGTTGCAAGTGGTGTACCTTGTGTGTCAACCATTCTAATGTCTCCACCAAGTGCGTGTGTAATTTTAATTGCACCTGCAAATTGACCAGTTGCTACAACTTCTGCACTAACGTTTACTAAACCTGCATTGTTAACAGCCGCAACAAAGTCTGTGTTGTCTGCTACTGTTGAACCATCTAGGTTTGAAACTGTAATTGTTTTTGCAGTTGATAATGTCTCAACACCTTTTAAAGTTTCTTGTATTGAGAAAGTTCCTTGTAATCCTGTTGCGTGTGTTACTTTAGATTGAACAACTGTTTGTCCACCTTCGTATCTAAATAATGTAAAGTCACCAACATTAGGTAACGAATCAAATCCTGATTCTTCAGTTATATTATATTGTGCGTAAAGTGTTCCAGTTTTAATTGCTGTACCACCTGTTGTTGGATCTAAATTATAAATTGCTGATGTATGACCGTTATAGAATCTAGATGCTACATCTCCAAAAGACGCTGATGCTGAACTGTAAAGTTTTACTTTTACATCTGCACCGTTGTTTGGTGAAGTTGATTTAAACCAAAGTGAACCGTTAGGTCTTGGAGTTGTATCTCCTGTTTTCCACTCAGGTCTTGAAGTATGTGGTGCTTGATAAAACAGTGGACTATTATATGTTCCTGCTGTTAAACCAATATCAGTTAAAAGTGTTCCTGAGTTGTTTGCTAATGTAATTTTTCCATCTGCTGTTGAACCATTTGATCTTGATTCTGGTGTTGCATAGATTTCTAAGAAACCTGTTGTTGCATCAACTGCCGCTGTAACACCTGGAATTGAAGCCGCATTAATTTGTGCCGCCATGTTAGCAAATGTTGTTGAACTTGATGCTACGTTTGAACCATTAATTGTAAGCGAATGTCCTGATGTTATTGATCCACCGCTGACAGTTCCAGTGATTGTTGCGTGTGATCTGTGCCATGCAAGTGAACCAACCTGTGCCCAAGATCCTAAGTCATTTTTAAAGTAGATCTTGTTTGAATTGTGTGTTGTGTTTATTGCATATTGACCGTTACTTCCAACGTGTGCCTTTGGAGCACCAGTTGCCACATCGCCTACTAGGTCAGCAAGTCTTGTGATTAAAATTGGAGTAATTGTTGTAAATTTTTGATTAGTAGATGACCACTCAAATAATCCATAAGATGATGATGCAAGGTCGAACCAATATGTTCCATCTGTTGGTCTTGAAGTTGGTGCAGATGAACTGCCCAATAAATCTGCTAAATCAATGTTTGCTCTTAAAACGTATGCTCTGTTGGCAATTCCTAAAAATGAATATGCCGCTTGTAAACCGTACTCGTTTAACTCATAACCGTTTAATGAATTTCCTGATGCGTCTGTGTAGAATTTTGGATCTCCAAAAGTCTCTGTTAATTCTCTTTGTGAAGTAATTAAGTAAACCTGATTTGCTAAAGATGATGTTGTACCTGGTGCAGTTGTAGTTCCTGAACCTGCTGTTTTATCCTGTGCCGATGCAACTATGAATAATGGTGTAGTACCTGCATCTGCGGGTACGTAAAAACTCTCATCTATGACGCTTACTTCTACTCCTGGACTAGTTAGTGTTGCCATAATTTATTTTCTCCTTGCAATTTAACAAATTATTTGTATCTTTAAATATGTTAATACTATTTAGCGGTCATTACGTATTTTACGACAAAATAAATGCATTTTTGGTACCTATATAGGTGACTTAAATACTAGCATGAATGCTGAAATAAGGCCATTATGTGTACAATGTAAAAAGAATCCCAGAGCCATGGGATATCGTAAGGGTACCAAGATCTACTGGCGTAGACATTGTGATACCTGTATAAGAAAGAACAAAAAACTTAAAATAGGCGGAGTCACTCCGCTACAACGTTCTGGATATAGCAAAAAACGTAAATGTGAATTATGTGGATTTAAGGCACGAGAACAAATACAATTGGATGTGCTTTTTATAGATGGAAACAAAAATAACACAATTGAAACTAATTTGAAAACTGTATGTGCTAATTGCCAGAGATTAGCAAGTGTTAAGCGGCTTCGATGGAGTGTGGGAGATCTCGAAGTTGATGGATAAAATTATCAACTTTTGCGTTTAATTCTTGCAAGGTACCATTATTTTCTATAGTAAAATCGAACTCTGATTTTGCCCATGCATATTCAGATGAATGTATATTTTGAGGTACAATATTTCCTTCAACATAACTTGTAAACCAGTCTGGATCCTGGAATCTTTTTACAAGTAAAATAATTCCACCACATTCTTTTATTCTTTTAATTTCGTTAGGAAATCTCGTATCAGATATTACAGTATTTTCACCCTTGTATCTACCTATGCAACTATCAACCCATATGCCATCATACATTTTACCTCTCATTACTTCGGTTCCAAAGTGCTGTAATACCCAACGTGGAGTCGTTGGTTTTCCTAATCTTTCACTCCAAAAAGTATCAGGTTGTTCTCTCCAGTATCTACTTGATTTTGTATTCCCTTCGAGCATTTCTCGATCCCAATTGAACATAGAAGCAACAGCATCTTTTAAACTTTTTGCGAATGAATCTCTTTTGTATTCGTGATGTGTGACCAGTCTTTCTGCAACTGTATCTTTTCCTGAGCCGATTAATCCACAAATACCTATAAGCATTTGTACATTATACTATTTTTTTAGGCGTTTTGCAATCTCTTCTTTTGCTTCTTGAACTGCACCTAAAACTTGTCTTCTTAGGTGTGGATCGTGCGTGGCTCTTTTAGCATCATTTTCCAAATGCTTTACCATAAATTCTAATTCGTCGGCTTTAAGATCGCTATAACTTCTACAACGTTCGTCTCTTGCTCCGGAATCTACTGTGACATTTACCTTAGGCATAGTACTATTATTTAAAAAAAAATATTACCGAATTAACCTATAACAAAACTATGTGGAGTACCGCCCTCTTCAAAATTACCTATTTCTGCATCAAGTTTGTCCATCATCGCTTGTCCCTCGTTTTTCAATGCATCACCGTTTAATTGAGTTCCACCTTGTGGTCCTGCAATAGTACTAAACTTTCCTCTTGCTTCGCCTAACATAGTTTTGCATACTGCTAACGTGTAATCTCTTATCCAAGGCTTGGAGTAGATATCTTTGAAAAGAGTGATATCTGGTCTAAAATTGTCTGTGTGCATTAGGACAGTTTCGTCATCGGCTCTTGGTCTTTGTGTTATAGTTAATTTTTTAGTTGCAACATCGAAGTGAAATTGTATAAATGATCCAAATAATTTTCCAACTAATTCTTGGTATGATGCAAAAGCATAATAAGTCGCAAGTCCGCCTGTTGCACCTGCTCTCAAAAGATAGGTATTTGTATATGCAAGGTTGAATGGTTCAAATAGTGTTCCGCCTTCTCCGCCTTCTGTTCTCGATCCAACTGTTCTTCTGAACAATTTTCTCACATTAATAATTTCATCTGGTAAAATATATGTGTTTTGATTTTTCTTTAAAGTTAAAAATGCATATGATTCTTCCACAGCATTTGACGATTTTTGTCTAAATCTATTCACTGCTCTTTCAAGTGCAGTTTGGTAATGTTTTGGATCCAATTCAACGTCGATCATACCTTCACCTAGGTTGTTTTTGACGTAATCGAATATCTCTTGTTGACCTGTTTGTAATTCTGACATATACATATTTACCACATGGTTCGCTTTCAATAAATATGTGTGATATGCCAAGATTATCTTTATTCAAACCAGAAAAAGGAAACGATTACAAATTTCAGGATCGTAACATCAATGAGATGTTTCAGGTCGGCGGAACTGATCTGAATTTTCACAAGTATATAGGCCCGTATGACCAGGGAGAACTGCAAAAAGACGGAAATGCTTCTCCAACTCAACCTAATTACGCTGGAAGTGAAATTAATGAATTAACAATTCAAGATTTATTGTTTTTAGAAAACAGAGATAGGAAATATTCTCCAGATGTTTACACAATAAGAGGAATTTATAATGTACAAGATGCAGATTTTAATTTATCACAGTTTGGAATGTTTTTACAAAATGACACATTATTTTTAACTGTGCATTTGAACGATACTGTTGAAAGATTAGGTAGAAAACCAATGAGTGGAGATGTTATAGAATTCCCACACATGAAAGATGATTTTTCACTTGATAAAAATATACCTATTGCACTTAAAAGATTTTATGTAATCGAAGATGTTAACAGAGCGGCAGAAGGATTTTCTCAAACATGGTGGCCACATTTATTAAGATTAAAAATGAAAACACTTGTAGATTCACAAGAATTTAGAGATATTTTAGGTGATGCAACTACCGAAGGTTCGTTGGCAAGTTATATGTCATCTTTTAATAAAGAAAAACAAATAAATGATGCAATAGTAAATCAAGCAGAAGCAGACGCACCTAAATCAGGATTTAATTATAAACAATATTATGTAACTCCTATAGATGAAAAAGGTAATGTAAGATTGGATAATGTTAATAACAAAACAGACAGAGTATCAGTCGATAAGCCAATTAATTCAACAATAGATACTCCGGCAAGTTCATCTTATGGATTTTATTATGACGGAGATGGCGTTGCACCAAACGGTTATCCTACAGGATTTGGAACTTCGTTTCCAACTTCAAATAAAAACAAAGGTGATTATTTCTTAAGAACTGATTTCTTACCCAACAGATTATTCCGTTATGATGGTACAAGATGGATAAAAGTTGAAGATTCAATAAGGTTAACGACAACAAATAATGACACAAGAAAGAATTTTAAATCTCAATTTATAAATTCATCTGGTACGAAAACAATTAATGGTTTAACAGTTGAACAGAGACAATCATTATCAGATGCATTGAAACCAAAGGCTGACAATTAATGCTACACTTTTACGAAGGACAAGTAAGAAAATTTGTAACTCAATTCATTAGAGTTTTGAGTAACTTTTCTATTGAAATGGGTAAAGGCAAAGACGGAGAAGTTAATTTACGTCAAGTACCTGTAATTTACGGAGATATGACAAGACAGGTTGCAAATATTATTAAAAATAACTCGGAAAACTTTCTACAATCAGCACCAAGAATAGCGGCATATATTTCAGGTCTAGAATATGACAGAGAAAGAATGCAAAATCCTTATCATATTGAAAAACAACACTTGAAAGAAAGACAATTCGACGAAACTACAAAACAATATACAAACAAACTAGGTGCAGGATACACAATACAAAAAGTTATGCCTTCTCCTTTTAGGTTAAATGTAACAGCAGATATATTTTCAACCAATACGGATATGAAATTACAAATTTTAGAACAAATTTTATATCTATTCAATCCTGATTTTGAGATACAAAAGACAGACAACTACATAGACTGGACGAGTTTAAGTTATATTGAATTAACTGGAATAACGTTCAGTTCAAGAACAATACCTGTTGGTGCAGACACAGAAATTGATGTTGCAACAATGCAATTTTCAATGCCAATATGGTTATCACCACCTGTAAAAGTTTCTAAATTGGGAGTCATACAAAAAATAATAATGAGTATATACGACGATTCCGGAACTGGTGCTATGAATAAAGGTTTGATAGACGGTTCATTAATATCAAGAAGTTATATCACACCAAAACAATACCATGTGTTACTGACAGGAAATCAATTAAGATTACTTGGCACAACAGGAACAAATGCAAAGTCTGGTGGTGACGGCTTCCACACAAACGTTGACCATGGCACTAAACTAGATCCATTTGTTACATATGGTCCACCATTGAATTGGCAAACAATATTAAACCAATACGGAAAAATTACAAACGGTGTTTCTCAAATTAAATTACAAACACCCGAAGGCAAAGAAATTGTGGGAACAATCGCGACATCAAGTCTAGATGATTCTATTCTAATGTTTAATATAGACAGCGATACTATTCCTGCAAACACTCCTTCTCTACCAAATGTGACAAAAATTGTTAATCCACTTACATTTGATCCGGGTGCCAGTGTGGCAAATGGCACAAGATATTTGTTAGTTGACAACCTAGGAGATTCAACGACAGCATGGGGAGACATCGAAGCAAGTACAAACGACATTATCCAATACAACTCAAGCACAGGAAAATGGTCTGTTGTATTTGATGCGTCCAATCCTGATTCAACACAGCACTACATCACGAATTTACACACAGGAATACAATACAAATGGAACGGATTTGAATGGCTAAAATCTTATGAGGGTGTGTATATTGCTGGTAAATGGACTATGGTTCTTGATGGTGGAAGCACACCTTATGATCCTAGCACAGATGTCAATAATCCATAGACTTAAAAAAATAATATTGTTATAATACATTATGGCGCCAACTAATATAATTTGCTCGGGTGCATTGTTTTATGCAACCACAACAAAAAGGTTTTTGTTTTTACAGAGAACAGATGATAAGACTAAAGGTCTTTGGGGACTTTGTGGTGGTATGGCAAAATACCATGAATCTGCATTTGAAGGATTAAAAAGAGAAATACAGGAAGAAGTTGGACAAACACCTGTGTTTAAGAAAGTAATACCCTTGGAACTTTTTACATCTAACGATCAAAAGTTTACGTTTAACACTTATTTGGTTGCTATTGAAAATGAATTTATTCCAAAATTAAATGATGAACATTCAGGATATTGTTGGTGTAATTTTGAATGTTGGCCAAAAAATTTACACGCCGGACTAAAAAATACTCTTAATAATAAATCAATTAAAGGTAAGTTACAAACTGTTTTAGATTTAATTGTTTAACCAGCACTAATTTTTACAGTACCGTTATCATTCCACAGTTGACCTGCATTATTAGGATCACTTGTAGGTAAGTCAGTTGCCATAACTTTACCTGATTCATTGACCATTACAGTACCACTTTGATCAGGAAATACAATATCTCTTCTTGCCGTTGCGGCAGTTCCGTATAATCTTGTTTTTTTATATCCTGTTGTTTGTAAAACTAAAGGTTTGTCTACATGAACAAATACTCCGTCATTTTGCACAATTAACATTGACTTATGTTGGCCTTCGGTTCTTATCGTAAATGTTAAATTAGAGTCGTCACTGCCTTTTGTTGTGTCTCTGATTATACTATGAATACTTGCATACCGTATTGTTTCTCCTTCGGAATTTATACCTTTGAATTGTATTTTTCCTAAATGATCACCCTTTGCTGGAGAAGACGATTGTCTAGTCAATGTCATGTGTGGACCACCTGCAGAAGTGTCTGCGTTCGTGATCATTAATATATTATTTTCACTAGTGGATGTATTTTTTACAACAAGTTTTTCTAATACTTGTTTTTTGTGGAAATCACTATCTTTATCCGTTACTGGTTTACCGTCGGCATCAGAATCTTCTACTTTCATCAAACTATAATACTTTGGCATTATTGCTCCTTAATATATTTTTTACCTGTTAATTGTTCTAAATCTTTAATCATTTCTTCCATGTCAATTCTCACAACTTTACCTGTTTTAACGTTTTTAGAATAGTATTCCCAATTTCCTTTTTCGTTGTGTGGTGAAAGTTTTGTAACGTTTCCTGCTTCATCTCTTACAAATACTTCAGCACTTGATGAATCGTCCTTGGCGTATATGTGAGCATGATCAGTTGTACCAGATGGGTCACTTGCTAATACACCTAGTTCTACGTGACCTGATACTCTTAAACTTGTATCATTTAATAATTGTAATGAGTCTGATCTAAATCTTCCTGATATATTTTGCGATCCGTTCTTCATGAACGCAAATTCTAATATACCATCCTCAGATCCATCTGATGCATCTAAAATCTTACCTGATATTTTTGCATAATTTACTTCTTGATCGTTATCATTCTCACCTTTGAATTTAATTTGTCCTAGATAATCTGCATCTGCCGGACTTGAACTGTTTCTCTTTAATGATATAACTGGTCCTGCTGAGTTTGAATCTTCTGTTGTAGTAACTAATAAAGCGTCATCTGTTGATGTGTTCGTGATTGATGCACCTGTAGTGGTTGTTTCAAAAACAGTTGTACCATAATGTTTTAATTTTACTGCACCAGTAGAACCATCTGCTACAAGGTATTCAGTTATTCCACCACTGCCGTCATCTGTAGAAATTATAACATCCTTGTCATTGGCATAAGTTCTAAGGTTGATGTCACCAGTTGTTTCCTGTATGTTTAGGTTACTACCTGTGTGCTTGATGTTAGCATCACCATCAGAACCAAATTTTAATTCAGTGCTATCAGTAAATGTTTTATTACCTGATATTGTTTGAGCACCACTTAAAAGAACTGTGTTTCCAACACCTACTTCGGCATCTCTTTGTAAATTTATTCTGTAAGCATTAACAGTGGTCGATCCACCACTTGATGAAGCGGCACTAATTGTTACGATATCTCCCGAAATTGTTGCAGTGAATGATAATTGATCTGTGCCTTCTGATGAAATAATTGGACCTGTTGTTGCATATGCATCTGTTCCGTCAGTTGCTACAACAACTTCTGCCATGCATGAATCACCGTTTGCTATTGTTGAAGTAACATAGTAGAATGCTCCGTGAACATCGTTTACGTTAAATGTATCGATAGCAGTTGCACTAGATGATATTGTAGTGGCAGGAACGATCGCCATTTGATTACCAGTGTACGCAGTTTCAGAATCACTCAATAAAATTCTGTGCATTTTAACGTTAAGATTTGCTCTGCTACCTGTACCACGTAATCTGACATTATCCCCGCTTATATCCGCTGTAAGTGTTATTAAACCGGTAGATCCTGTACGCATATTGTTGTAGACGGTAACGAATGCGTCTGTTCCGTTATGCACAACCATTGCTTCAAGTGTTTCTAGTTCATCGTCTGCTTCGTCATTTACTGATATAAAATATTTTGCTCCTCTGTAAGATGCGTGTGCCCAAGTATCTAAATTTTCTACTGCACTATCTACGTCGGCATTGATTACAATAGCAGTGTTTCCGCTTGTTCCTGCCGAACTGTTATCTCCCAATGCAATTCTGTAGGCTGATATACTGTTTGAAATAGAACCACCTGTTGCTCTCAATCTCATAGAACCGCCAGATATAGAACCATCAAAGGTCATGTCTGTGGACGTACCTGTTTTAGTTACGTTTGATGTTGAAGCAAATCCAGTTGTGTTGTTATGGATTGTTGTTACTTTTTGTGCAGTAATCATGTCATTAACTTCGTCTCGAGATACTACATAATATAATGCAGAATCATTTGCACTTGTGGCATATGATTCAATCGTTGATTCGGTGTTAGTAACACCTGTTTTCTTGATTACAGTTGCAGTTGTATCGTCATTGGTAGTGACTGTTGCACCTTTAGTTGATACTGATCCTGAGAATACAAATCCTGTTGAAGTCGATTTGATAGTTTGATCTCCAATGTGTACTGTACCTGCGGCAAAGTATCCTTCTTTAAATCTTTTAGATGAAGAACCTAGGTCAACTGAATTATCTGTTTTTGGAATAATACTTGAACCGGTTTCAATTACTCCTGAGCCGTTTGCTTCAATTTCTATGTTTTCGTTTGATCTTTGTCCTGTAATTTTGTTATCGTCGTATGTGATTCCACCTGTTGCTAAACTATCTACAGATACAGTTGCCCAACTTATGTTTCCTGCTCCATCTGTTTGTAAAACTTGATTAGCACTTCCGTCTGCTGTAGGAAAAGTAAATGCACCATTGAAAGTTATTGCACCACCACTTGTTCCTTTTATCCATTGTGTTGTATTCGAACCATCATAACCGGCAATAATTAATTGTCTGTTACCTGTTGAGGAATCTACATCCACACTTCCAATTACAACATTTCCAGCACCGGAAGATATGTTATCTCCTGCTTGGTGACCTATCACTATGTTATAAGCGGCTGAACCACCACTCATGGTTAAACCGGCCTGTGAACCTATTGCAGTATTGGCACCACCACTAGTAGCATCTCTCATCGCAAGATGACCTACCGCAGTATTATTATCTCCATTTGTAGTTACTAATGCTGTGCTTCCAATAGCAGTGTTACTAGAACCCGATGTTATTGTGGTTCCAGCATTATATCCAACTGCTGTATTATTATCACCACTAGTTAAAGCATCTAGAGCCACTATACCAACACCTGTGTTCCTAATTGCAGTTGATAAAGTACCCGAATCAGAATGACCAATTAATAATGAACCAGTGAAATTTGTTCCTTCTCTTTTTCCGTATATTGCATCTGAACCATTAAGTGTGACAACACCAGAACCTGCTGTGTTTAATTCTAAGTTTGAGTTTGATGCTGTGGTTGTAATCGTGTTATCTGCAATAGAGATATTTTCAAACTCTGCATTACCACTGCTTGATAATGTTAAAACTGTTGTTGGTGTGGTACCTGCTTTGATTACAAGGTCTGTGCTTGAGTTTGAGAAACCACCAAATGCTGTGCCATCATCTTTTAATAATATATCTGCTCCGCCGGCGTCTAGTGTAATGTCTGTTGTTGCATCAAGAGTGAGTGCTCCATCTGATGCCATTGTGGTACCAGAGAATGATATATTTGA